ATTATAAAATGTGGTGCAGTAAGAGAAAAGCTAGCGGGAGTGCCGACAAGGCTCCGGTGGAGATCGACATCATGTCTCTGCTGGGGGCGATGATGCCTTCCAAGAAACCGAAACTGAATTTTCCTTTCGGTGGCAAAGGTTCTACTAATATATACAGCATTGATAATAACATTTATTTTCAGAATGACATTGATTATGACTCGATTTCGGAACTGAATAGGGAGATGCGCGAGATGCAGGCCAGTCTGTTGGAAATGTCGCGGAGTTACAACATTGACCCACCGCCCATTCGTCTACATTTAACAACCCATGGTGGGATGATCCACGCGGCCCTATCGGCGATTGACTGTATTAATGAATTGGAGATTGAAGTGCATACTATCATTGACGGTTATGTGGCATCGGCGGGAACCCTGATTAGTGTGTGTGGAAAACGCCGGTTCATGAAACGCAATGCGACCATGCTTATTCACGAACTGCGATCGGAGGTGTGGGGCAAGATGAGTGAGATTGAAGATGAAATGTTAAACCTAAAGAAGATGAGCGAAGTGATTAAAAACATTTATGAGGAGAACACTAATATCCCGCGTAGAGATCTGGCTAAGATTTTAAAGAGGGACATTAACTGGGATGCCGACACCTGTCTGGAAAAGGGACTGGTGGATGAAATCCTTTAAATTCGTTAAATTTATATTTTATTAACATATAAATTTAAACATCAGCTCGCTTTTTGATTATCCCTCTGAAGGATTTATATGAAATATTGATGTCCAAGTATTCCCTCAATTTTTACGAATCCTAATAGGATTCTTTATAAAAATTGATAAATATACCTATTTAAAGAGTAATGAAGGTTAATATAGATAGGAAAGATGAACGCGCTAACGGAGGACTCTCCCACATTAGACACGAATGATAATAAGAAAATCTACAAATATCTCAAGATCAAACTCAAGAAACATCAGGAGACTTCGATCAAGGCGATGCTGAATTTGGAAGAACACGGACATATCAAGGTTAATTTCGAAAGCCATGTATCGAAGAACGCTATTTATACGAGAAATGAAAACCCTCACTATGGTTGGTACGACTTTATCAACAGAAGAAGGAACGAACCACAATATGTAGATAATGAGTTCATTATCAACACCAATTTTGGTATCCTAGCTGATAAGGTTGGTTCAGGAAAGACTTTTGACATTGTGGGTATGATCTGCCACACTCGTGTTCCACCCAACCATCCCAAGATTCTTGGTTCTTCTTACTGTTCTTCCATTGTTCATATTGATAAGGAGCCTTGCATAGGTACCAATCTTATTGTGTTACCCCATAATTTGACCTCTCAATGGAAAAAGGCTTTCGAGTTCTCCAAGCTGAAAGTATTCACCATTAATAAAAGAGCTCATATCAATCAACTTAAAAGTGCTAATAATTTGTATGAGGGTAAAAAAGAAGGGGACAGCAGTGAGAGTGAGGGAAAGGAGGGTGAAGAGATGGAGGTATTGCCTCAACCGGAAGAGTGTGTTGGATATTACGATGTTATTTTGCTGTCATCGACGATGATGGATGATTACTATGCCAAGTTTCCCCATATCAAGTACGCCCGGATTATCATCGACGAGGTGACGACCATCAAGAAACTGCCGGTGGTGTTTGATATGAAGTGTAACTTTGTGTGGTACATATCAGCCACACCCTCCGGAATTTTGTATTTGCGTAAGAATTATATTCGCGATATGGTGGTCAACATCAATTATATTGTCTTTAAGAAGATGATTATTAAGAATGATGACGAATATATTAGCCAATCGATGAATTTACCGGCGATGAGACAGATCGTGATTCATTGCGATACACCTGTGAGTTTACGGGCGATTCGAGAGTTCATCCCACAGGATGTGATGAATATGTTGAATGCCGGTAACATTCGAGAGGCGGTGACGCGACTGAACTGCAACGTCGACACCGATGATAACATTATTAATGTTCTGACCAGTCGCACCGAAAAAGAACTCCATAACAAGAAACGAGAATTGGAATATCAAAAGAGTCTCTTACCCGCTGATTATAGGACGCATGCCGAGACCATTAAAAGGATCGAGGAAAGAATCCGAGGCCTAGAAACCAAGTTGGCATCCATCAAAGAAAGAATTAAATCCTTTGAAAATGATAATTGTCCTCTATGTATGGATAATTTCACCTCTCCCACAGTATTGCCCTGTACTCATGTTTATTGTCTACCGTGTTTGACCATGGTGACTAACAGTAAGTGTCCGATGTGTAGTGTGGTCTTTGAACTGAAACAACTACATGTCATCGATAATAATAAATCAAGTGATAAACCCAGCACGTCAAAGGACGCTGAAAAGAAACTGTTGTCTAAGAAGGACAATTTGATTAACATTATTAAGAAAAAGGAAACTGGACGATTCCTAGTGTTCAGCAATTATGACGCTACCAATGATAACATTTCTAATTACCTCAAAAATGCCGGGATTATGTGCGGTAAATTGGTCGGTAACTATAATGTTATCAATAGTACGATTGAAAAGTTCAAAACTGGAGCCATCCAAGTATTGATATTGAATGCCCAAAATTACGGGTCGGGCTTGAACCTTCAGATGGCCACGGATATTATTCTGTATCACGAGATGGATAAGGAATTAGAGACACAGGTTATTGGTCGATCCCAACGCATGGGTCGCACCACTCCTCTAAATGTGTATTATCTTCTTTATGACAATGAGCGGAATAATTGTGATAACCCCAGTCTGGATCTGAACATCTTTGAAGAAGATGACGAACAGTTGATGAAGATTCTGAAAGAGGATAATACCAATATCATGGAAAACATCATTGATATCAATGTTGATAATTCGGATGATGATTCTTCCGAATCCGATAAACCAAAGAAAAAGGCCAGTGCAAAGCCAAAGAAAGCAAAGAAAAAGGTGGTCGCCTAACGGCGACCAGCTTAAAAATATGACACTATTTATTATATAAAAAATGTCATACCTCTTTGTTAATCAATTATATGATTTGTGTAAAAGGACTATTGGGAGGGATTACTTGGAATATATGTGGAAAAAACAGTTTGATTGGGATGAAGGAAAAGTAAAAGAATATTTGGTGAATGATTTGGAAACTGTTAAGGATGATGAAAAAGCTTGGAAGGAAAAAAAAAGAGAGTTTAAAAGCATCTCTAATAAGTATATGGTGTCTGATAAGACGCCTAAACATGTAAAACCCTATGATTCTAAAGACAAAGTGACTAAGATACGGTATATTGATGATAAAATTGTGACTAATAAAGGGGATAAATATGTCAATATATAGATTAACTAAATTTCAAAACTACTTAAAGACAAACAACATTCTATAGAGTTCCTATGGAAGAAGAAATTTGACTGGGATGAGAAAAAGGTCACAGATTGGTTGGTTGATAATTTAGATCAAGCGAAGGAAGACGAAAAGGAATGGAAGGAAAGGAAAAGAGAGTTTAAGACTATTTCTGATAAATACATGGTGTCGGATAAAGCTCCCAAACATGTTCAACCCTATGATTCCGCCGACAAACTGAATAAGATACGTTATATTAATGATAAAATTGTATCCTACAAGGGTGATAAATATATTATATAAAAACTACTTAATATTATTATACAATGAATGGACAACCCGTTAATGTTGTTCATAATGGATTATATGTGTCTAAACTAAACCCATTTCCTGTAACTGCATCACAAGTAACATTTGCAGGTACTGCAACGGATGCATTCGGAAGATTACGTATTTCCCAACCCTTGACCCTCTTTGATAGTTTTCATCGATATCAAGATAATGGGAAAATCAATGAATACACAAGTGGTGTGGCATCGAGTGCACACGACATCAGTAGTAGTAGTATATTGATGACGGTAGGCATGAGTAATGGTGATAAGATTTATAGGGAAACAAGTAGAGTATTCGCATATCAACCCGGAAAGAGTTTATTAATCTTTTGTACCTTTTGTATGGGTTCTGGAAAAACTAATGTTAGACAACGTATTGGTTATTTTGATACAGATAACGGTATTTATATTCAGTTATTAGGTACAGCATTAAGTTTTGTGAGAAGGTCTATTGTATCTGGAGCATTAAAAGAAACCATAGTGAATCAAAGTGATTGGAACAATGACACGATGTTAGGTAATGGTGTTAGTGGAATTACTTTAGATATAACCAAATCACAGATCATGTTTATGGATGTTGAATGGTTAGGTGTTGGATCAGTCCGTATTGGATTCGTTATCAATGGTGCATTTTGTTTATGTCATACCTTTCACCACGCCAATCAACTTAGCACTATTACTTCTGATACCACATTGCCCTATATGACCACCGCTTGTCTACCCGTTAGAGCCGAATTAGAAAACGTGGGTAATACGATTGGTAATTCTAATTTTAGATTAATATGTACTAGTGTAATTTCAGAGGGTGGTTACGAATTGAGAGGTCGACCAAGATCTATCGGTTATATCAATATAGATGTACCTAAAGTATTAGAATTAAAAAATACATTTTATCCGGTCATATCTATTAGGTTAAAGTCGAATAGATTAGGTGCTATAGTATTACCGACACAAATTAGTTTAGTATCTACAGTTACCAGTAACTATAGATGGATATTAGTTAACAATGCAACCATTTCTGGGGGTGGAAATTGGATTAGTGTCAGTGCTGATAGTAATGTGGAATATAAAATAGATGCTACTAATACTATCACTGATGGTACTATTTTAAGGTCTGGTTACTTTACTGCTTCCGGAGGTACTAGTCCTAATATAACTCTAGAAGCTAGTACTTTTAAGTTTCAATTAGAGAGAAACACTTTTACCAATACTGCATATCCATTCACTTTAGCCGCTGCGTCTGATGGTGCTAATAATAAGGTTTTAGGGTCAATTGATTTCGAGGAATTAACCTAACGTCTCTTTAACAACAATTTTAAACATTAAACTTGTTTGAAGTAATGGATTTGGTTCGTTTGGTGGGATGGTATCTGTTCCAAAATCAAATAACTCGCCATTTGGCTTCCTGAATTCTATTGTCATTTTATGTAATCTGGAATCAGGAAAGGGATACATTTTTCTAGTCCTTTCCACCAGATCGGTGTTATAGATGAATTGACCGGACATATTTGATGGTATTAATTTGGCAAAGTACCGATATCCACCACTAGTTGAATCTATTATTCCATTTATCTCTGGAATATTCAAATATAAATACTGTTGATTTAATACATTATTTGTGTTAGGATATATGACATTCACTAACTCTATACTTATGATGTTTTTGTAGTTGCTTAATATTTGAGCTCCATTATAACCATTGTTTGGATTAAAATGAACCTCAAATTTGTTACTTGAACTCCATATATTTCTGTCTCTATCCCTTGAATCTATGTTAATATAATATTCCTTAATCGATTCTTGGACTCGGTTGTAATCATTATTATATATTGGAATATTTAGTGACATTACTATTATCTCTATATTTTTTATAGTCCTTTTAACTATTTAATATTCTTGAAACCACTTAAAGATTCGTCACTTTATATTATTAGAAAGTGATTCGTAACCTAGTCCGCCATGACCGATGTAGCAAAACCCCTACCCTTCACCTTTGACGGGATTGAGGTGTACAATGCCGATGAGTTGCGGGAATACGACAGTAACTTTTTCTATGGTTGCTCTCGTGGCATTCGAAAAATCATTGAGCGGAAGAAGATCGATGTGTCGGACTTCAAATGGGGTTCCAAACACAAGAGCGGTTGGAAGAGCTGTTCCGCGGATTATCCTAAGGGTAAGCTGTTGCTAAAAGCTGATTGGGTTCATGAGAATGTTCCCAAGATGGTTGTTGATAAGGATGTCAAGTACGAGTACGAGGAGGCGCCCGCTATCCTACACCTAAAAGAGCATGACAAGTTTAAGGATGTGAATGGTGTTGCTTTGGATATCGAAGTACGCGGTGAGCGTCATGAGGACAAGTGTTATTTTAAGGTGAAGGATGTGTCGAAGGCTTTTGATATGGATCAATTGCATCATACTATTATTGAAAATCGTACAAATGGTTTTGAGGAAGCAATTGATTATCAATATTTTACTGTGCAACAATATCGTCCTACGACAAATGATACAAGTAGAAAGGTTTATAAGAAAACCCTCTATCTGAGTTATTCGGGTATGCTTCGGGTGCTCTTTAGTTCTCGTAGCAAGAATGCCCATAAGTTTAGGAAGTGGGCAACCGAAAAACTCTTTACCCTGCAGATGGGAACCAAGGAGCAGAAGCAGTCTCTGGTAAGCGATGCGCTGGGCGTGACTGTGGAAGCCGTGCGAGAGGTCTTTAAAAAGAGTTCTACTAGTGTTCCATGTGTGTACCTCTTCGCACTGGGTACTGTCGTGGACTTGCGCAAGGCTATGTCTATTGACTCTAAATACAGCGATGATGACGTGGTATACAAGTATGGAATGACGAAGGATTTGGTTTCAAGGACACAACAACACCAAGCCGATTATGGTAAGATTTCTGGTGTTTCCCTTAAAATGAAATATTACAGCTTTATTGACCCACAGTACATATCCGAAGCCGAGACCGATATCAAGACTTTCTTTAATTCCCTCGATATGAAACTCGAATACGATAACCGGACTGAGTTGGTCATTATTAAATCTCAACACATCGAAATCGTTAAGAAACAATATCAAACCCTTTCGATGTTGTACGCGGGGCATGTAAAGGAGTTGGTTCAAAAGATCAAAGACTTGGAAAAAGAATTGGAACTAAAGGACGAGAAACATAAGAATGCTATGGAGTTGAAAGATGAACGGTTTAAGAGTATGATGGAACTGAAAGACGAGAAACACAAGTTGGAAATCATGACATTGGAGAAGGAATTGGAGTTGAAGAACATGGAAATCAAGATGCGGGATAATGAGTTGGCATCCATGAAACGTATCCGCGAATTGGAACAACAACTTCTACAATCTCGGGGTATTACATTTTAATAACCATTTTATAAATGATGATCTTAAAAATAATCATTTATATTTTACAACTATGATACAGGTATGATACATTAAAAGTACACTTGTTATTAAACGTACATCATATTGACCGAAGTCTTGTCCTCTTTAGGTTTCACCACTTTATTGGCTTTATAGTTCTTGAATGCATTTTCGACATCATCCATAGTAACTTTCTTCTTGTCTTTCTCTTCCAAAGAATAAACTCTCTTGGCATGCTCAATCTTGACGTTCAAAACCATGGTCTCGATGTCACCACCAAAATTGGGGAAATAATCATAGTTCTCCTTGAAAAAATCTACCAATTTTTGTTTATTATCTTTATATTCCCAATCTTTACCGATTTCTTTCACCATTTTCCGGAACATCTGTTCCAGTTCTTCAGAAGAATACTCTTCAATGGTGTATCGGAATGGAAACCTTCTCGCCAATCCCTCATTATATGCAAAGAAACTCTTATCTAGAGCATCTTTATAACCTGCTATGATGCACAACAACTGATTCTTCTTTTCAGATAGGTTCTGGTTGATGGTGTCGATACATTCCTTTGAAAAACTATCCGTCTTTTCATTATTGCCCAGGGAGTAGGCTTCGTCGATGAAAAGAACACCTCCGAGTGCACTGTTGATGGTGTCCTGCGTCTTGACCGCCGTTTGACCCAAATATTTGGCGATCAGATCAGAGCGCTTGGCCACTACGAACGTCATTTCATCCCGCCGCCGTCGCTTCCTTGGTGGATACTCGTCGTCATCATCCACTTTCCTCTCCCGGGGAATGTAAGTGGGGGATTGAATGATATTCAGATTGTAATATATCTCGCCAATTATCTTTCCCAATAGGGTTTTCCCTACTCCAGGCGGGCCCTCAATCACCGTATGTAACATATCCTGATTACTGTCCTGCAAGTTGGATAGAAAGAACAACACATGCCCTACCACCGTCTCCTTCACCTTCTTCATACCAATCAACCGTTGTAACTTTTCTAATGAACTCGTAATCTTGGACAAACGATAGATATCAAAAGAATACTCATAGGAGACATACTTGTTATAGGCTTTACCCAATTTGATCAAGTCATCTAGCGTCTTAATATCCGGTAACTTTTCTACAGGTTTTTTCTTTGGTGGCGGCGGTGGTGGTAATGGAAGATCCATATTTTTTTTACTCATTCTTCTTAACTATCCATATAGTTTTCTTTTTATATCATATTTATAATAGTATTCTTTTCCAATATCCGTCATGAGGTGTCCCAAGGTGACTTGATAAGGTGTATCTATTATATCCAATTCGTCATAATACTTTTCGTACTTCCACACAGCATCCCTCTTACCACCATTCTTTTGAACGTTATACTCGTTCAAATGTAAGGCATGTGATTTGGTAATGTTCATGTTGAAGACTATTTTATCGTATTTGTGGGGTATTAGTTCATACAATGTCTTGAGTTTGGTCAATCCATGAGAATATATAATATTTCGATTCTCTTCTATCGCAATCTTCAATTGTTCTATGTTATCTGTTATTAAATAGTTGTAATTGTAACTAGAAGTATAGATAACATCGACCAAAATAGCTTTTAAAAAAGTTATGCATCCTTGGATGATCACTATATGACGTCGGTTCGTCGAAGGGCGAGCGTTTTTGGTTTCTTTCTTAAACAAGTCCCATGGGAAGGCTGTCGGCATGGGGGTCGGAATAAAAGGATACTCTTTGATGGTGAACGATCTTTTTGGTTGTTGGAATAAGTCCTCGGGATAGATATAAGGTATTTTTATATTATGGGCAAAATATAAGTCATTTGAATTGTAGTCGCTGTCTCGACGCTTATATTTTCGACCAGCACAGTCTCCACACATAAAACCACTATTACCACCACACAATTCCCATAATCCGGACATCGGTTTACAATACTTATCCTCTTTCAAGCTAATATAGATATTCAAGGGTATTCCTAATACACGTTCCAATTTTTCGATGTTATCCTTAAATTCTTGGGTACATGTCTTCTTATTGAGGAATAAAGTTATGGAGTAGCCATCTTTATGCAACTCTTTTAGTTTTTCTTTAGTATTGTTATATAACAGATTCCATTCTTTGTTCACAATAGTGTTAATCAAATTAAATCCTGCCATCTTGGTGCCCATATCCCCCCTACTAAAAACAACCGATTCATATTGATTCCAAAGCATGAATATATATATTGATATATTATATACCAATATATGAATCCCTTCTTACTGTCGACTATTGCTGTCGTTGTAACGAGTTATTTAGGAGGTCGCTTTACCAGTCAAGGAATGGCTTCCTATATCAGACCCAAATCAGCGCCCCCATCATATGTCTTCCCTGTCGTATGGACAATATTGTATATTATTATAGCCTATGCATTTGGTCTAGCTATTAAGAGTAAACAAGATATAGTTGTCAAGTTGTTCTTATTCAATCTTGCGCTAAACGTCTTATGGTGCTACTTTTATTTTGCCAAAAAACAACCCCATATTGCTCTACTAATCATGGGATTCTTAATCGGTTCTACAGTACAGATCATGCAACGATTTAATGATGCAAAGTTACTAATACCATATTTAGCATGGCTAACCTTCGCCGCACTACTCAATTATGAATCCATGAATGATGGAATCTTGGGTAATTCTAAAACGTGAGTCATATATTTGGTATAACTATTACTTAACATAGACTTTACGACATCAAGACCCCAACTTTCTTTCTTAGCTTGTTCCATAATATTTAAGACATATTTCCCATATTCTTGTTTATGTTTATCCGGGTTATCCAATACGGTTTTAGGATTGGGCATGTTACTTTTGGGGAATTCCCTCATAGCGTCTGTATATAGATTTAACATCTCATCCGTTACTCGAGGATCACTCGTAACCTCTTTAAATTCTTTGTTGATGTCCTTTTTCATTCTATGAACTTCTTGTCTGGAAGGCTGTTTTTGACGCTTTTCATTTATTTTCTGTCGCAGTTTGCGTCTTAGTTCTTCACGGGGCAAGCTTTGCATTTTTACTTATTTTAGTAATATAATGTTTAAGTATTTTTTCTTAAAAAAAACCTCTATCTTAATAATATAAATGTTACAAAATTGGGGTCTATTAAATCTAATTAGCAACAAAAAGCTTGAAATTCCTGAAGAGCCCATTCTAATTAATGTTGTACAACCTCCTAATGAACCTGAAGAACAGTCTGAACCCATTGTTGAGCCCACTGTCGAGCCTACGGTCGAGCCCATTGTCGAGCCCACTGTCGAGCCTACTGTCGAGCCTACTGTCGAGCCTACGGTCGAGCCCACTGTTGAACCTACTGTCGAGCCCACTGTCGAGCCTGTAGAAGAGACTGTAGAAGAGACTCAACCGGAACCTGTAGAAGAGGCACAACCAGTGGCAGAAGGTGTGGTTGAATCTAGCTCCTCAAATGACGAGGTGGAAACAAAAAAAAACGACGAAAGCCTAGGAGAAGATACGCTTGAAATTAAATTAGGTGATAGATTAATTTAATAATCATTAAAATCAAAATCCAAATCTAAGTCTAGGTCATTTTCATCTTTAATGGGATCAGGTATTTTTGTATTACCGAGAGTGGACATGAAAGATTTGGTCTTTTTGTGTTCTTTTAATAGATCAGTATATTTCTGGTGTAAGGCAATATACTCTTCGCTATAATTTTTGGGGCAGACATTGAATGATTTGCACCACACCCATGATGTATAAATTACTAGACATAGCAATAACACTAGTTGTGTAAATTCTATGGTAACTGTTCGAGATGTCATTAAGATAACAGCAGAAAAAATAATGGCTATATATATAATGAATAATGATATAGATAAAGCTATAAAATCATTCCTACCAAATTTAGGTTCGAGTGATAAAAGTATTATGGTAGACAGCCTGAACAATATCATCGTACATTTACAAGATAGGTTCCATTTAGATAGTAGACTCACCTCACAATTTACTCAGAACAATTATAGAGACATTATCGCAATCCTTCAGAGCGTAATCCCCTATTCCGAACAGAATCATAACGTAAGGTCTATTGCTGATTTTATGAATGATAACATTACAAACTTCAGTTATGACCACGATAACTTTAACTTTCAATCCCTGAACCAAAACATTGACACTTACAAGAAAACAATCGACATCGTATCAAATAAGTTATTCGTTAATTGGATCAACATCGTACCTCTGACTTTAAAAACATATCAAGACTCCCCCGCTTGGATTAAATCCAAAAACTTCTTCGATAAAGTATCTATTGATGATATGTTTCATGGTATTCATTTTTATGACATTTATAATGCCTTGAATCGTTTTTTGTATTTGGATGTGAATAACGTAAAGTGGTTGTTGTATGAGATGTTTCTAGTTGATAAGAGCGCTCCGGCGACAAAACCCATATTATATTATAATTTGCTAGATGAGTATTTTTCGTTAGATACTCTAGAAAATTACGACGATTTTGAAGACGTACCAGAAAAATTCAACATTCAGAAAAAATGGCAGGCATTACAACAGGAGGCGACATACGATGCCAAGAAAGCACACTTTTTTAAAACCATACTCTTTCATTATGCCAAGAGAAATAAAATCAACACCCCCAAAGATGATCCCAAGTTTTTTATCGAATTCAGTAAAACTGTCAACATAGGTGACTTATATAAGTATCTACATCAATCCATCATCGAGTTCCATAAAACCTGGTACGGTAAATCCATCCGTTATATTAAACCCAAATGGGGATCACTCACAATACGCAATAATGAATATTATTATGGTTACAAGAATTTTTATAACTATGCAAAGATCATATGCAGGCGTTCTGGCGACCGAACAATTCTCAACGCACATCAGTTGAACAGAGATGAATTAATAGATATTATAACAAAAATAAAAACTACCAATTTAAATTTAGGTGAAGTCATAAAGACGACTTATGGCAATGTATTTGATAGAGACTTACATACCATCAATGCAGGTATAAATTCCTTCATTCGCGAAAACCTATTAAAGGTGGTATTTGAATGTTACATCTGTCACGGTTTATATTCTCAATTCGTTCCCAATAAGATGTTGACCGATTATAAATATGTGGGTTTTGATTTTGACGATCGTTCCGTAAAGATACAAAAGACCCTGTTAAAGACGATAAGAGAATACGATACGGCATTCTATTACCTTACAAACACACCCTTCAGGGATATTATTGTGTATGATAAGAATAAGCGTGTGAATGCCTTGGAATACATGTTGAATGTCAGTTCTTGGTACGCTTTTTATTCCATGGATTGGTTGTTTCAACTGAATTTTTATAATCATTTTCTGTTCAACCGAATCATGTTTGTTACGGGCGCGACCGGTCAAGGAAAATCGACACAAATACCTAAATTATTACATTATGGTGTAAGGGCATTTGATTTAGAGAGGAATCCCAAGATTGTATCCACCCAACCCCGTACATTGCCCACCAAAGAAAATGCCGTGTTTATATCCCGGGAGATGGGTGTACCAAATAAGCAGTATTCTAAAGCATTAGATACCGAAGTAAACTCCTTTACCACCTTTATTCAATACAAGTCCCAAAATGATAAATCCTATATCGATAACAATCCGTCGTACATTCGGGAAATGACCGATGGTCTCTTGTTGGAGGGTCTGTTACAGAATAACTTTAGGGACAACGTCTTGATTGTGGACGAGGCTCACGAACACAACACCAATATGGATCTGATTCTGACCATTGCCCGGGACATCCTTAAAAGCAATCCCGCTTTAAGATTGATTATAACTAGTGCAACAATGGATGAAGATGAAAAGATCTATCGTCGGTTCTACAAATCCATACCCGATAAAATGCAGTATCTCGATCGACGTATCCATTTGGCTCCCCCCTTTGAACCCTCTAGATACACCATCCAAGATATTTATCTAAATGTCGATCCAAAAGACTACGAAGAGGCTCAAAAATTGGGCATTGAAAAGGCGATACAAGCCTGTCAAAAAGTGAGTGGAGACATTTTATTCTTTTCCGTGGGCAAGAAAGATATCAGACAGATATGTGAGGAACTAAATCAAAAGTTACCTAAACACGCTATAGCGTTGCCTTTTTATAGAGAATTGGCAGATGAATGGAAAGATATCATTCCAAATATATCCAAAAACTGGGACAAGATTAATTTTGATAGAGGGGATTTGTTTAGAGTAATAGAGGGCGAGGAGGTTGATAGGAAGAAACACTCATACAGTCAAGCCATTATAGTTTCTACCAATATAGCCGAGGCATCAATTACCATCAGTAGTTTATCGTGTGTAATTGACACGGGGTATTATAATTATGTGTACTACGATCCCAAACTAAGAACCAGTAAATTGGAAGTCATCCCTATATCGGAAATGAGCCGAGTGCAAAGACGTGGTCGTGTAGGGCGTAAGAGTGATGGTATCGTGTATTATATGTACACCAAGGATTCAAGGAAACAAGCATCCGTTAAATACTCCATTTCTTCATCCGACTTTACGCTTTCTATTTACAAACTGTTGGGAAAGTATGACATGGAAACCATCATGGATAACAATGGTACGTTCTACATCATCCACCCATGCGAACTAGATATTAGGAGGAACAAGGACGGATCGGTCATCGATATCGACAACAGTAAAATGAGGGTGTTCCAAAACATAGGAAAAATATATGAATTATATAACGATACCGCGAGATTGTCACAATACCAAAAACTCATCAACTACTTACCACTGTTCCAGAACGATTATGAGAATGAAATATATACATATTCCATCATTCGGACATTGTATTATGCCCATTCCTATAAATGTTTAAATGAAGTCATGTGTGTCATTTCCATGTTAAGGAGCAAAAACTTTCAAAAGTTCTTGAAACTCCACCCAAAGACGCAAAGTGAAATCATTCAATTGTTCAATTTGAGCAAAAAGTTTTATAAACTCCTAAAAAAGACCACTATAAACACCATCGTTGAAAAGAATGCCCTGGAAAAATACACCAAATGGAAAGCTGAGTTTAAACAAAAAGGGAAACACACCAATTTATGGGACAAAATACCCATCAAGAAAGAAGAATTTAATAGGTTGCACAATCAGACGGATGAAGTTATGTTACCAAATCATGATTATGATGATTCCCAATTGATTAAATATCTCCAGTCCAGAACTAAAGTGATGACTATTGATACGTTTACACAATCCTTTATTAAGAACTTGTTAAGGCTACCTCCCAAAGCCAGAATCTTAAGAGAACAATTGGGAACCGAGTTATTGGACGTAAAAAGGAGTGACGATAAAGATTACAATATTATGATGTCCTTTCAGAAGGGATTCCCTCTAAACGTTATCAATATTACTGGGAACAGAGCAAAAGCCATAAACGAATTGATTGATTCTCCGGTTTTACCGTTCACAAAAGAAAAACATAATATAATGGCGGCTTCGGGTGATTTCCTATATTTAACCTATAATTTTGACGGCGAACCTGATATTTTATCACAAATTATATCTTAATATAGAGTAACCGTATGAACTTTGATGTTGTTAATCTAAATCCCAGGGTATGGGGTTCACATGCATGGTTTTTTCTTGATTCAATTGTTTTGAGTATCGATAATACTAATTTGAAGGACTACAAGGTATTTTTCACCTCATTAGCAAAGGTGTTGCCTTGCGGTAAATGTCGCATTCATTATGCTCAATACCTAGAAAGATATCCGTTGGATGACGTTAAAGATAAGGATGAAATGATGATCTGGTTGAATAATTTACACAATCAGGTTCGAGTGAGGAATAATCAAAAACCTAGAAACATCGCTTGTGTGTTACAATACTATAACAATCAATACAACACTTCCAATATAGGGACTATATGTTGTATGATGATTGCTATATTGAGCTTTTTGATTATATTTGTTTGGCAATGGAAGAGATAACATTTTTGATGTCATTATCGGTGACTGTATTATTGATCCAGTCATTAATATCGATGTTTTGCAAGATATTCTGTCTGACTTTTGTCAGATCTTCTGCAAACGAGCGAATAAGGGTTTTGAATTTGATATTTTTAATACGGATGTCGTATATGAGTTTTTTAACAAGTTTTGCGGGTTCCAGATCAGGATGTTGTATTCTTTGGAAGGCATACCAAAAACACCAGGCTACACAGAATCCTCCTGGATCGCCGATCCTCTTTTCTGTATCATGCTCCTCTAGACTCTGGAATCCTATCTTGGGTAAGAAATTTTGGGGGGGTATGTAAGTGATGCCTTGAAAGTATTCTTGTAATTTAGTATCTAATACTTCGGGATAATAATTAAACTGATATGGCGGATTACTCCCGTTGGGTTCAAACCTTTCGATGCTGTTATTGTCTTTATCGTATATAAGGATGTTAGCATGTGCTCCGTGAGAGAGTTCTATTCCGAGGGGCATAACCAAGAAGCGATGCTTCGATGCCTGAAATCGATTCAAGGTCGTTTTCATGTGTGTGGGAAAGAATAATTGATTGTAAATCCACATGATTTCAAAGTTTAAAAACTCCGTTCTTGTGTTTTTGATGAAGCCCAATGAAGTGTAATAATCTTCAATATCTCTATTACTAATAAAATCTTTCGTTAATAATGTCGGTGCCTTTAAAAACAAACAAGCCGAAAGGACGTCCAAAGATATACCGGTGAAACTTGTCATGATCACTTTTTCTGGTTCGGTTATATTAATACAATACTTACTTTTATCAAAGGGCATCGATTTGGTTTGAAGGTTGTTTTTGATTATTTTGAGACATTCTTCTTTAGATTTTGGAATGGTTTCTTTCAGTGCATTACACTGATTCTCCCACTTTTCGAACCATACATGATCTTTATTTTGGAGGAAATTATAATAACTTAGTGTCACCATTGCAATAAAATCTGACTTGTGATCAATTAAATCCAGTGGCGTTTTCTGGTCTTGATTTTTTAGATGAATGTTTAATTTCTTTTTAACAAGGACATCCACGTACTCTTGCCAATGATTGATTCCTGTTAATAAATGAAGTACCGTATTACCTTTGTTATCTTGGATATTCAGATTTGTTTTCTCTAATAACATTTGTACGGGATATCTAGTAATATTGCTAATGTTTTCAAGGAGATGATGTAACGGTGTTTGACCTTGTTTATTGGATACGTTATATTTATGAACATATGGGATGATTGTGTGGACTAACTCTGGATTTTCGGTGGAGAGAGCATAGTGGAGGACACTGTTTCCGAATACATCTTGATAATCCACAAATGTATCTTTTGTCAGTAAATACTTGACCATTTCTGTGTTTTGATTTTCTATCAGGTACATGAGAGGTGTCTTTTCTTGGTCATCAGTAATGTGCAGCGTTTTTTGTACGTCTATCAATCGACTAATTATAGTGTTGTTGTTATTGAGACACGCCAGATGGATGGGCGTCAATTGGTCGGTATTTGGATGGATGACACTCGTTTGTACGCTTAATAATTGCGTGACATAATGAAAAACATTTGTAGAACTATTGAGTTTAATGGCGATATGTAATGAGTTATTTTCCTGGTTGTCGCGTAAGTTGGTGTTACTGTAGGGGAGTAGAGTATCGAAGGCCAATTTATTATCAAAGAAGAGGGCAAAATGGAGTGGTATATTGCCGTGATTATCCTGAAAGTCATGGAGGTTGATACCGATTTGATGTTGGTTGTAGGACACCAACAATTTAATGATATCATGGTGACCATATTTAATGGGTGTGTAACAAATGGAGTGATTTTCCCTGTCAATGATGTCCAACTTACATCCCATGGATATGAGTTTTTTCACGACATCCGTTAGATTATATAAGACGGCGTATTGTATGAGATAGTTGTCTTGTTCGTCCCGCAGGTTAATATCGGTATTACTCTCTAATAAAGCGATCACTTGTTTAGAGTCTCTCTCTTTAAGATATTCAAATATTTTCATACTATTATATAATATTATGAAATAAAGTGTTTTTTGTAATAGCGTATATTAAAAGCAAGGAAATATATAAAGTCCTCAATAAGTTTTTTACGTTCGCTGTGATAGGGTCGGATGCGTTGCATGGCTTCCTCATAACTACACCAACTAATATCCCCTACTTCTTGTTGTTGCAACTCGTTATTCTCTGCGGACAACGGCTTTAGACTATTGATCGTTCCCAAATAATACACGTGTTTATATTTAACATTGTTGGTTCCCATAAAAACTTCCGTCAAGGGATAAATCCTATCTAGGATCACCACGTCCCTGTCATTCAATCCGGTCTCCTCGTTGAATTCTCTCCTGGCACATTCCAAATCCTTTTCGAAATAGTTTCGCCGTCCCTTTGGGAAACCCCATTCGGGGATCTCGTATTTAGGTAAGGTGTTTTTTATCAATTCTTTATTCAACTCTGCAAATTTTTGATTGGATACCTGGTATTCTTTTTCATAAATTTTGTTGCGACTGTTGTTCTTCCATAGATTGACCCATACATCATCAAACTCTTGATTCAACAACATCTCTCTCTCCTCAAGAGTCATTTGTTCTATCAAATGGGTGACACTGTGATTGTCACTAGTATCGTATCTCCCTCGCATGAACTCTATGAATCCCAAACTATTTTTCCTCCGAATTAACAGAAACTTTATTTTCGACTTTAAGAGTGTCACCAAATTATCCACATCGTCCTTAGTCGTTTCATTTTTGTTGTTAAACCAAAAGAGATTGATATTATTAACAGTGGCATTAGGGTAACGGTTGTATTTTGACTCTAATATTTTTTGATATACAAAAAACTCGTCCGGGAGATGAAAACATATGATACCGTAACTGGTAAGCGGATCCTTACATTTCTTTCCTATGTGACCCTTTCTTCCACAGTTTAGACAAAAATGATTTCGTTTTTTGTATATATTATCCTCATCCGATGAATCCATTTTTTCATTACTACTATTATACAGTAACCATCTTTTAAATCTTTTATTCAAAGATTTCCACGTTTTCATTGATCTCCAGATTCGCCTCCTCTTCGAGGGCTTCATTAGAGGGTATGTGATAGAACTTTTCTACTTCCTCTCCGGTGGCGAGGTCATTTAGGAAGCCAATGATCATGATACGATTGGTATTGGCATTGATTTGTTTGTTTTGAATGGATATCTTGAGGTAGTCGCCAGACAGCAGTTGTGCATCGGTGCTGCGGTAACTCACCGTGCCATCGGTATTGATATGGAACCTTTGAGAGTCAATCAGGTTGGTCATGATGATGCAATCTATGCAACCATTGCTGCACCTAATGGCCTTTAAATCCTTAATGTTGATGGGTTTGGAGTCGTTCCTCATGTCAATACGAACCACTATCTGTTTTTCGTCGACCGGAATGCACAGGGTGGCGATGTACTTGATATCATAGACGGCATTGCTGGTAAAGTTACTGGTATCGATGAACCCCGAGCTATAATCCGTTATTTTATGCACTCGCACGACGTTCCCATACTTGATATTCTTTCCTTCGACCTTCTTGATCAGGTTGTTCTTTAGATTCTTATAAAGGTTAAAGTCTAATTGCGTGGGACTGAGAGATATCTTGGTACCAATCTCACGGATGACATACGGGTTGACTAGAATATTTGCCATTATATTTTATCTATATATATGTTTTTAATCTTTATATTCACTTTATCAATTTTTATTATTCAATCATGCTGTACCAGACATCATCTTTTAGTTGAAAGCCCATCTGTTGGAGCTCGTCTTGGTGTTTTAAGAATTCGGGTTGATGTTTGAATTTGATGGAATACCGAGGAAGGTTGATGTTACGTTGATCCTCAAAGATACCATTGTCTTGTTTTCTTTTGTCAAATGTCACATTCGTGTACAACAGACGGTTGATCTTTTTGTTCAAATACTCTATGCGATCGGTCAGTCTGAGAGGAAACGGGTATTTAGAGTGGTTGATGGGGACTATCATGTAGACCACATCGTCCGTCTCGTACTTTTCTAAATACAGCAATCTATTTTTGATAAGATCGCACAGACCCAATCGAGTATTGCTCTGTTTTTGGATGTTTAACTTTTTGACAATTTCCAAAAGTTCATCTTTTTCTTTGGCGGTGTAGCATATGGCGCCCCTAACCGACATAACGCCATCTCGTTGTCGCTCAAGACGAGCGTGCGTCGATACACTCCTTTTTGTGTTGCCACTACGCTCTCTCAATTTAAAGACATCCTCACCATGATGCGAATCCAATATTCCCACGATAAAATTGTCCTTCCTTTCATCGTAATACTCCATCGTATATTTATAACTTTCTTTCTTAGTCAATTGATCTTTATTCTTTTCCAACAAAGATTTCATTTTGGTATCCGTGTTCATGTACTCTTGTACCGTCAGTTCATGGTTCAATTCCGTAATGTAATTACTACGGTAATACATGAGAGTATTCTCATTCTCATTAAAAGGTTGGAAAATATAGTATTTGTTACGGAAGATTAGGTAGCCTCCCACATTGTACTTATCATAAACGGTGTCCTTGAAATTATTAAAGTCGTTTTCGGTGGTGGGAATGAGTTCATCCAACGCTTGATACACAAAGAACACATCAAACATGTCCTTCTTTTCTTCGGGATACCTCTTGATGATATTATTGACAATCTCATCCAGGGTATACACATACTGAAAATGATACAGTTCCTTGATGATTTCTTTGGCGGTATCAATTTCGGATCGTGCCAATTTCGAGGTAAAAGTTGAATAGTCCAGGTGATCTCTGGTGATCTTTTTGTAGAGGTTGGTCGTGCGGTCATAATATTTGAGATTCAGAGATTTATCACCACACTGAAATCCACATTGCATGAAATCGCAGGTTGCGGGGCATTTAATTCCGGATTCCTTGGAGGTCGGATCCACACAATCTCTATATTTATCCAACTCGATTTTGGATACATTGCCATTGTAATTGAGGGGACAGTCGATGGCGACTTCTTTGACAGTTCTTTCTATTTTTTTGATCAAAATGTATTTTTGTTCGGCTTTTTGATACAGTTCTTCTTCAGTAGAAAGTTGACCAAACCCGGGGACGGATACCGTGTACCGGAACACATTCACTTCCGGATACGGATTCTCTTCATTCATGATGTCGTAATGAACACAGTGACGGATGGCACGACCAATGACTTGATCCACCTTACCTAGATTGAAATACACATCTAATATATGCACTTCCTTGACATTTCGGAGGGTAATACCTTCGTTCATGACTTTGGAACCAAGAATGAATTTGATATTGCGCCCATCATAATTGCCCAGTTGCGAGAACACGCTGTCAAGGATGCGTTTCTTTTCTTCGGGAACGGCGTCTTTGGATTCCTCGGACTGACCGGTGACGGTCAAATAGGTCATGGGATAGAAGGGTCTTTGAATGTTGGTTTTGATAAAGTCCTTGTATGGGAGACCGGTGATGGCGTCCAGAGTGTCGTCATTGATCTGATAGTTCCCGTTTTCGTTCCATTCCAAACAACCGTTTTGTATCAGTACCTGTTCGAATAGCTCGATACCCGATTTTACCAAATTTGAGTACACGAAAGCAGTGTGACTGCCTTTTTTTCCTTCGACTAACTGTAACAAATTGGTCAAACAATCATTGAATTTAATAGAAAAGTGTTTTAAATAGGGAAGTTTAAAGATCAACCCTCCTATGTTTCTGCTTTTCGTTTCGAATATAATATCATTGGGATTGGTATCCGAGGGAAAGAATTTCTCTTTGATTTTGGTTTGGAGGACTTGTTTATTGGAGTTTAATTGATTGCGTATGTTACTGATCCCCTCGCGTCCAAACACACCAATGATGTTCTTGTTGGAGTCAATGCTCGGAAAGGCAAAGTTAGCAACGGCCGCACTTCTTCTCTCCAGGGCATCCTCTAGATTGGAGGCGGAGTCATCTTTGACTTTTTTATAAACATCCCATTGAAAGCTTTCCATGGGACACCGTACGACGGGTATGAAGAGCAGACCTTTAGGAATTTCTCCCATATCGACTTGCTTGGCAAAGGTCAGTGGGTTACTGCCGCGATAATAAGAGACATAACCCTGAGCCATCTTACGGAAATAGTCCAGGCCACCCGGTTTAAAACTCATGTTATAGTTTTTGTCACTCGTGAATATTTTGTCACGGATGATGGGGTCGTCTTGGGGGCGGAGGTAATTCAGCATTTCGATCATGTCATCTGCTAAATTTTTCATGGGTGTGGCAGACAGTAAGAGGACTCTTAAATTGTGTGAGTTTTCTATAATCTTCTGCAGTGCTAATCCATATTCGTTACCCGTTATATTGTGCGCTTCATCCACAACGATGACGGTGTTGTTAAGGGCATCGATGCGGTCGATAGAAAGATCTCTTTCATAGTCTCCTTCATCGGTTTTGCGGTAGGATTTTTTCTTGCTTTCGGTGGTTTTTTCGATGATCTTCTGACCCAGCACTTTTTTATAGAACCCACGATAACTCATGATGCGGTAATACTGGAGCGCAGCTACTTTCGCTTTACACATGGCTTTTTCTCTTTCGGCTTTGTCGATGATGTTGTTATCGCCTTCTTTCTTGTAGGTGTCACGGGTGCACTTTATCAACTCGTCCTTCCAGTTTTCTTTGTTGAGAGGGCCAGGTACGAGGATGTAGATTTTGGTGTTGTATTTTTTCACTTGCTCCTTGAAGTTCTCACAGATGGCGATGGCACTGCAGGTCTTACCCGTTCCCACGTTGTGAAAAATGAGGAGACCTCTGAAGGGCGTGTCTGGATTAATGAAGTTAGAGAGTAGGTTTTGTTGAGATAACAAATTTAACTTCCCAGTACAGGCATTATCACGATACTGTTTTATCTCTTCATAGGTTTTAATGTCTTTGGGTTCGGGTACACGATGGATATGAAACTCTCTTTTTTCATATAACTTTCTCTGAAATTCCTCGTCTTCTATAGATGGATAACTCACGTCTTTCAGAAGATTCGTTTTCATTATACTATTAATGAGGAAAAAAACTAATAATAAATTATTTGGTATAATTATAATGGTAGTAACGACCGAGTTAACACATCATGAAAAGAAGAATATAGCCCATCGTATTGAACAGTTGAAAAACAAGAAGCATTATAAACGCATCTTTCAGATTGTTCACGAGAACAGCAACAAGTATACGGTCAATGATAATGGTGTTTATCTCAATATCAATACCCTATCATCCGCCACCCTCATAAAAATTAGACAGTATTTGGATGATGTTGAAAAAAATAAGGTAATCATTCCCATTCCCAACGAATACGTTCCCTACTCAGACAGCGACAGCACCATCACCATGTCAACCCAAGAGAGACACTTTATGAAACGTATAAAGGATGACGATAAAATGACCGTCTGGGGGACAACCGAGAACGAGGCCACCGAGATTCAAAAAATTGATATTACACCCCTCTTAATGGATTAAATTATATTCATCTTATAATATGGCCTACAACTTGCATACCGACCAACTGATATATACTTTATTCGATAGTTTTATTGAATTTTCTGGACTATCAAATTCCAGAGAGAAGACCGCTTTAGAGGTGGGGGCTGGTGTAGGTATCAAGAGTATACCTCTGGCGGAATTGTTTTTGAAGTATGTCGTGATAGAACCCGATATTGTATTATTTAATACACTACAAAGCAATTGCATCAAATTCGATTCAAAAATAGAGGCTCTGAATGTAAAACTTGCCAATTACAAAACTCATGCCAAGTATGATGTTGTTATTCTGAACAATGTCTTTCATTTGATTTTCGAAGACACTTTACACGATAAATTATTACAATTGGTTACAATAGATGGGCTAATATACATTCAACAACCCCTACCGTACCCAAAAGGATGGGGCGATGATCGGCTCAACAAGGGCTCCGGTGTATTTGATTCCAAGTTATGGGTCAAAATGAGGGATAAACTAAACGTGGCACACGAGTTTTTGATATCAAAGGGCTTCAACTTGACAAAGACGGAGAGATATCATATTTATACTAAACAAGGATAAAGACATGATATGATACATATTTTATATATATCATAATGAGCTACAAGGAGGCGATTCAGATGTTACTGGCAGATCCGGAAAAGATGCACACTTTTTTCGAGGGGATGATGAATGGTCATTATGATAACGAGGACTATTGGAAACACATTTGCAAGGAGTGTCCTTTTACTCTTGAATTCATCAAACAATATGTGGAAAAGATGAATTGGGAGTTTGCATTAAAGTATCAAAGTTTGGATGAGGATTGTTTGGGATGGTTATTAGAGCATCATTATTTTAGCACAGAGGAATGGTCAAATTGTATTATGCATCAAAAGTTATCCGAGGAGATGATATCGGTTTATATTGCTAGAGTGTATCCCGATGTGGATTGGAATGGTTTAGCATATTTTCAGGTGTTAACGGATGCTGTTATTGATAAATATATTGACGAGTGGGATTGGGAGACTATAACATTGGAACAAAACATGAGTCTGGCATTCATTGACAAGTATCGTGACAGACTCATCTGGAAGGTACTACCTCTGAATTCTCATATACAGTTTTTGATGGATGATGCCTTTGTGGAGAAGTATAGGGAGGAGACGTTTTGGGAGAATATTGGATTAATGACCAATGTCTCGATTGATTGTCTATTGAAGAATAGAGACAAGATCACGGAGAACGGTTGGTATTCCATCTTTGTTTATAGCGATATCAGTGTCAACAACATCGAGAAATTGATCGCGGTATTACCCGATAAACTCAATCACAAGTTAATATGGGAATCCATATCGACCCACCAGGATTTATCCATTGAATTCATTGAAAGACACACAGATAAATTAGATTGGAATTATATTAGTGCCAATCAAGAACTAAGTTGGGAGGCGATTGAGAGGCATCATGACAAGATTTCACTTTACTACCTTTCCAGAAACACGTGTTTGGATTCGGAGTTGATCGAGAAAATTGAACAAAACCCTACTTTATTTAAAGATACTTTAGATAAGGATTTATTATCTCTGTAAATAGCAATGGGCATCCACAATTTGAGCAAGGTGATAAAAACGTATGCGGAAGGTGGTATAACGACGATAGAGGATACGGATATAAGGGGTAAAGTGCTGGCGTTGGACACGTCCAATATTTTGTATCAGTTTTTGATTGCTATTAAGAATAACACAGATGATTTCACGACTAAGAGTGGCAAGATTACGACCCACATACACGCCATTTTGATGAAGACCATGTCATTGATCAAGAGGGGTATCAAACCGGTCTTTGTCTTTGACGGTGCGCCGCCATCCATTAAAGGGGAGACCTTGAAAAACAGGGATAAGCATAAGGAAAAGGCAAAGATAAAGTTGTCGGAGGCGACGGATGAGGAGGAAATAAAAAAGTATAAGAAGCGAATGGTGAGCGTGTCACAAGAACAGATGGACGAGTGCAAGGAATTGTTACAATACATGGGCATACCCTACGTGGATGCCTTGGAGGAAGCCGACTCGCAGTGCGTGTATTTGGTGAAGAAGGGCATGGCGGACGGCGTTGGATCGGAGGACATGGACATTTTGACGTTCGGTGCTGCTAGATTGTATCGTAATATCAACAGTACGGGCAAGATGGTGGAATACAACTTGGAGACGATATTAGAGGAATTAGAGTTTGATAAGGATCAGTTCATCGACATGTGTATTTTGTTGGGGTGTGATTATTGTCCGACCATAGAGGGTGTGGGAATGAAGCGGGCGTATGATCTAATGAAGGAGCATGGTAGTATCGAGGGTGTTTTGAAACATACCAAGTTTAAAGCTTCAAAGGAATTCATGGAGAAGTATCCTATTGCGAGACGATATTTTAAGAAGGCACCGGTCTATGCGGTTGATAAGAATGACATTCAATGGAAGGACATTGATAGAAAGATGTTAGAGAAACTATTGAGGGATAAGTACGAGTATTCGGAGAAGAACATTCAAAAGACGTTGAATGTATTGGATAATAGACAGAAGGAACTGTTGGGTGGATTTATAAAGACAAAATGTAGTATTTATGACGAGGATGACATGTTTTCAGATTAATTTAGCTCGTAAGTCTTCGTGTAAATACATATTATCGTTTGGGGATATGTTGTAAGTGGAATAGAACTCGGGGATGTTTCGCAGAGTTTGGTTGACACGATGTTTAGCGAGAGAGTGTGGATCACTCTTGATTCTCTTCAATATTTCTTCTTTTCGAATGATTTGGCGCCATAATCTAGCATACGATTCGAAAAATTCTTTTAGATTAGCACTGGGTTTGATGCGCAGTATTGTGTGTAGGGATATGGTCAAACCGCATAAGTCGGCAAGATTCTCACCAAGAGTCAGCTTACCGTTCATTTTATGTCCATCTTCGACGATATTGTTAAATTGATCTATTATTTTTTGGGCTTCTTTTTGATATTTTTCTTTATCTTGTGCACACCACCAATTGTGTAATTTGCCATCAGCATCGAATTTCTTGCCTTGATCATCGAAGCCATGGGATATTTCGTGACCGATAATGGCACCAATTGCGCCATAGTTTGTCTCCTCAGAAGCATCAACGGAAAAGAACGGCGGTTGGAGGATGCCGACCGGAAAGACGATTTCGTTTTTAACAAGACTGTAATATGCATTTACCTCATGGGCTCCAATTTCCCATAGATCGGGATCAGGTTTCTTTTCCAAGTTACTCAGATCCGTTTTTAAAGAATGCTGTGATATCTGTCTTATCATGTTTAATAAATTCCCTGATAGCTGTAAGTCAGAATAATCTTTGATTTTAAATGGGACGCCTATTTTGTATTTCATGTTTTGTAGTTTAGTAAGAGCATGTTTTTTAGTCGGTTCTGACATCCAAGAGAGATTACTTAATTTGATTTGCATGGTTTCTTTGATATGTTGAATCATAGAATATATTTTATCGGATACGGCAAAGGTGAAATATTTTTGGCCGTATTGGTACCCCAATAGATCTCCCATAAGATTGCTTATTAGGGCTAGAATACGTTCATTTTGGGGTTTCATCTCTTTCAGACCGCTCAATACTTTTCCGTAGAAGTTCCAGTGGTGTGTTTCGGTTTCTTGGTTGATGAAAGGCAGACTGGTATTGTATATTGTCCATTTTACAAAGTCTTCCAAGTTGTTTATTTTATCAAGGTGTTGAAGAAGCTTTGTGTTAGTGACAATTACTTTGCTACTGTATTGAATATTTGGTACGAGTTTTTTAATAGCATTAATGAACGGTTGAATATTATAGATTTGTTGTAATTGGGCTATGGAAAAGGGATTGTATATGGACTCTATGTTTCTTTTTTCTTCTTTGCTCATGGACAGTTCAGCGAGACTGGATTCTATGTTGATAACATTTGATGGGGAAATTGGCAGGTTGTATTTTTTTACGGTATCGTGTACGTACTTGACATAAGCATCATAAAAGTGTTTGTATTTAGGGTTGGAATAGTAGTGTTTGTTGGGGAGGGAGAGAGAGGGTTCGTTGATGTAAATAACTTCTAGTTGATCATTCTTTAAATCTGACATGACATTAAAGGATAAGATGGATGAATAGCCGTCGATGAGTGACTGTCCCAAGAGGTTGTCATTTATGGCTGTGATGTAATTAGAGACGACATCTATGGTATCGGTCGATTGGCTTAAATTCATTGCGGTATTAAAGAGGGAGGCCAATATTTGGTTATCGGTGTTTTGGAGGATGGAGAGTATCCTTTGGGTGTTGTGTTTGTGCAGGATGTCGAATTGTCCGTATCTGGAGTGGGAATCTGGTAGACGGGTTGATTGGAGCCATTCTTGATTGACTGCCTCATAAAAGTCATTCCTATGGAGCTCGGAGCTCATTCATGATATATAAAGAGAAAAATATTATTCTATGATAGAGGTAAAGATGGTTAAGAACACGATTGGTGGAAAGCACCATAAGAAGCAAAAGCGTCGTAATGACACACCGGACGAGATACGTAATTTTCCATGGGCGGACAATGCGGTGACTTTTTTTGGCAAGGTTACGACGTTGTATGGTGGGAACATGTTGGAGGTGATGATCGAGGAGAAGGCATATAAATGTCGTATTCCTGGATCTTTCAGGAAGAAGGTATGGATTGGCAAGGGGGATTTAGTGCTGGTGCACTATGACAGAGATTGTGAGGTTCGCGAGGTGTCTTACGTGTACAAGACTATAGAGGCGAACCTCATAAAGTCGGCGGGGGTGTGGGAGGAGGCGGAACAGGGAGATGTTGGAGAGGACATAGTGTTTCAGAATGAGACGGAGTTAGACATTAGTGCCATATGAAAAAGTTGATAAAAAATACTATATACATACTTTACTATTAGCAACTACCCACTGAATGATCAATAAAGGTGTACGCTTGCCCTACATGCAAGGTGCATGTACATAATGGTCATGAGGGCTAATCGTTACATAAGTAATGAAATGGAGATATTGTACGACAATCAACCGTACAAGTTCCAAGAATTTGCGGACAAACTGAAATTGTTCTTGAGTACGGAAAAAGACAATTTACAGTTGAAGGTCGTCAACTTTGACAATGACAAGATCCTGTGTAAGTTTTATTGGATCGATGACATCATCAATAAAATGATCACATTCAAAATCATTCGCCCTCATCAGAGTTCATTTTATAGGGCTCATATGAAGAAAATAGAAATCATTATGAGTATTAACAAAGCCAAACAACTTAACCACATTGAATACATTCCGTGTATGAAGGACAATTCCATGAAGGTCACCATCGAGTATACAAATGGCGATGATTGGGTTTCGAATGAGATACCATATTATTTCAATGTGCATTCGATGATCATGATGAAACAAGAAGATTTCAATATTCTGGTTTCGCACTTTATCAAGTCCCGTGATAATTTGACACGTCACGGAAAGAGACACGACATTGTCGAACTATTATGTTCCAATGTTCATAATTATTTCATTCCACCCTATATAAGGAAGGAATTAGAGATGTCTCCTCAAAATCTCAATCTTTTTGAAAACACTATGAATGAGATATGCTCCGAGGTGAACAGTGACTGGGTCTGGGTGTACAACATGGAACAGTTCTTTGAGGACAAAATTCCTCGTACTCAGCTGGTGGGAGGCAAGTTGAGGTATATTGTGAACGAGGATGGTTTTCAGTTGGAGTCTCACATTGATGCTCTGCACCGGGAAATTACCGAGGAATGGCTATTAACATCCGATGCCTTCACTTTGGATTTCAAACACTGGTTCAACACCAGCAACGAAATGATCGGAGTGTTCACATTTTCCTTTATATAAAAAATGATAAATGACTTTACATACATATAAAGTCATGGTAACACATAGTTCAAGGGGAAAACATGAAACAGTTCATCATCGAGGGTAACATTGGCACGGGCAAGTCGACATTGCTAAATGCACTGAGCAAGGAAGCCGATACAGAGGTATGTTACGAGCCTTTGGATGTGTGGGAAAGTATTTGTGATAAGGAGGGACGATCTTTGTTGGATTGTTTTTATGAGAATCCCCAAAGATACTCTTACCTGTTTCAGTCAATAGTGTTTAAAACGCGGTTGAAGTATTTGGACGTCCCACAAGTAGCAAATACAAGATACGTAGAAAGATCTATATTGACGGATTATCACGTTTTTATGACGACGCTCATGGATCTGGGTATGATGTCCGATATTGAACGAGAGTGTTATGAACAATGGTATCATTGGTTAAAGGCCAAATGTTTTACGAGGCCAACTGGTATAATTTATATCAAAAGTGATCCAGAGACGTGTTACAAGAGGATCAAGGAAAGGAATCGTCATGCGGAGGTCAATATAACCTTGGAGTATTTGCAGAGGATTCATAATAAACACGAGGAATGGTTGCATTCTTGGAAGGAATGTCCGGTCTATGTCATAGAGAATCCAATTGGTGGTTCCGTCGAGGATATGGTGTTACAGATAAAAAAATTGATTGGATAATATACATATGACGATAAGATTGATATACAAGTGTCACCATGTTACCAAAACTGAATAATTGGGTCGATATGATGGCGGATGAATTAGCCAGTATGTTTAATAGTCTGACCATTGAAGATCAGGATATTCCAATGGAGAGCGTGCCTCTTGGTGATGCCGAAACAAAAAAACAAGATGATGATTTCTTATGGGATGAAGATAAGGAGGAACCGATAGTCGGCAAGGATCTGGTGTTCAAGGATGATTCTGTTTCGAGCAAGTACAGTGAGAAAAGCGAAGGGTCTGATGGAAAGACGTATGACACAGACGAGACGGATACATCCAAGGACATCAAAGAAGATTTGACAACGTCGGTGCATTTTCTGATTCCCAAAGGTATTGTAACTCGATATGTGACCGACATTGTGAAAGAAGATGGAAAAGACATTGATTTTGAACAGGAAGCATTGGATGCCATCCAGACGGCATTAGAAGCTCATCTTGTTAAGCTCTTTGAGATTAGTAAGATGATAGCGAATCATTATAAACAGAAGGATATTAGACCGGAGGATGTGACACTAGCACAGAAATTCGTTTAGCGGCTTCAAGTGGATGTGGCTGCTGTAGGGGTTTCGGTGGCTGTGGCTGTGGCTGCATCAGGTTCATCATCAGTCTTAAAATTTTTGTAAGCGGAATAAATACTGTAAACCAGGACAATGGCAGACGCGCTAATCAAGATGAGGCCACAGTTACCGGAGATGGTGCATTTTGCAATGAAGAACAGTGGAATGAGGATGATGACAGATACGATAAGATCGTCCCATTTGGGAGACCATGATTTTTCATTTAAGGATATAGTGTAAGCCCAAATACCAAAACATATCAAAAAAATGTACAGGGGCACGTTAGATGGTGTTGGAGGTGTGATAATATTGTTGATAACTTGAGGAATGTTTTCTTCACTCATTGATATAATAGAGAGGAATAAAATTAATTCTTCTTAAAACAAGATATTAAGGTTGTGATAAAGGACATTATAGTTTTTTGAGTTTTATTGATATCGTATTTGCCCTTGCTGGCATCAATGACGAGTTGTATAGTGTCACTTACTATGTCTTGTTCGACTAAGGTTTGGAGGGCACGAATGGTTCTCTCCGGTAGCAAATCGTCTGCAGTCCCAAAGATGCCGTCATCACCCTTAGCGACAGCTTCAATAGCTTTCACGATGTAAAGTTTTTTTTCCTTGCCATTCAGTCCTTTCACGTGTTCCAACAGTTCCATACATTTAGTTATAATTAACATAGGATTGTCGGTAGGGATCTTTTTTTCGCGAATAGCCTGTTTTATGGTCAGGATAAAAGAATTTAAAATCATATCATCAGCCTCCATTATATATCATATTATTTAGAGATTAATTATACTATATATACTAAAATGAAATACGGAAAACAGTTTATCAAAGAAATAGACGAGTTTATAGGGGTATATCGTCTGAGTGCTATTAATTATAAGAGATGGAAGAAGGTGTGTAAAGATGGGCGATTGGCCACGGAGTATTTAGGGATATTAGAAAAGGAATGTAATATGGTGAATGATTTGTTCATGAATTTATGTAATACGTTTTATAAAAGAAAATCATATTTATGGATTCCTTGTTCTTTAACTTCATTCAAGTTGTTCCGTAAGGTCAATCACTTCTCCTATTGCGAGGCCTTGGGTTTGTTTAAAGGAGTTACAGCGGATATCACGACCTTGATTCATTATGCAGAGTTTAATAGTAGGACAGTGACAAAGATCTGTAAGAAGATAGATAAGAATACAAAAACCAATGATGGGAGGTTATGGTTAATGAGGATGAGGGAGGATAAAAGTTATAAATTCATGGGAGGCATATTGTTGACCAGATTAAGATTAGATCATGCGAATCAGTTACAGGAATGTCCCATATGTATGGAGAATATGGGGTATGACGATAACAGTTTGTCTAAATCGGATTGTATGATGAAGCGACCAAATGTTAGAGACACCAGGTTGTTGATATTAAATTGTGGTCATGGGATGTGTGTTTCGTGTGTCTACAAGTTTACGGGGATTAAAAGTAATGGGACGATATATAATTTGCTTTTGACGGCTGATTTGAAAACCCATTGTCCTTTGTGTATCAAGAAGCATCCTTTTTCAGAGTTATCGGAGTTAAGCTTTTGGAAAAAAAATGAAAAATAGATATTCATGGCTTAATTGTGTTTATTAAAAATGTTGAAAGCGCGTATCAACTCTCGTAATTCACAGTGTTTGATAACAAGTCATAATGATGGTGATAAGAGGTACATAAAACCGACAAAGATTTCAAGGCAAGGGAACAAGCTGTCATATAATAAGATGACATATACTCTATCATGTGCTCTTGAATCGGCGGTTGCTCCAATGAATGTCAAACAAATAAGTGTGACCCTTCATTTTGATTCGTTGTATCGAGTGGTTTTGAGGAACGGAGAATGGAAGAGTGTGAGGGATGCGGCGAAGACGGTGACAACATGTGTCAACATCATTAATTTTACATGGGCGTTTGAGGTGTGTAAGACGGCTCGAAGGAATGGTAATGCCATTATAGTCACGGTTCAAGAGTCTGATGCCATTATGTATCGAGATCGGTTGATTCAAAATGGGTTGGATGCCTATATTGACGAGGCGTAATAAAAATTGAAGCACGATTGTAAACAATCATGCCATAACCCTCTAAAACCGTGTTTTAAAAAATTGATAAAATACATTTCTTGTATTATTAATGAGTGTAAGCAACAAAAATGTCATCCAGGTGTGTCAGCTATTGGGATCAAGTGCATGGTATGATCCAAGTACCCCAGAAATTTGACAAGTTACTCAAGTCTCCAGAGTTCTGTCGTATGAAAAAGGTGAAGCAGAATGGGACTGCCAACTATGTGTACAGTGGCGCGGAGCACACCCGAGCGGCGCACATGCTGGGTACAGCTCATTTGACTTTGACGTTCATGAACAATTTGACAGGTCTTACGAAGGAGGATAAGTTGACCTCGGAGGAGAGGAATGAGTTGTATTTGGCGGCGTTGTTGCATGACATTGGTCACGCGCCGTTTTCTCATCAGTTCGAGTCACAGGTCTGTGCCCGTTTGGTGCCAGCGATGGAATGGTCTCACGAGGTTCAATCCGAGAGGATCGTATGTTCTCTCATCGAGAGGTACAATATCGATAATGTTAGTTCCAAGAAAATTGTTGATTTGATTAACGGTGAGATTGTTGACAAGTCCAAGCCATGGTTGTCGGAAATCGTCGCCAATGACCGTAACTGTCTGGATGTGGATAAATTCGATTATCTGCAGAGGGACACATTGAATATCTTTGGAGATAAGATCAAGAATTCGTACGACATCATCATGTCGAAACCGATGGTGATAGGTGGGGAGATATGTTATCCTTCCAAATACAAGGATTCGATACACGATGTTTTCACGACACGTTACAAGATGTATAACAAGGTGTACATGCATTCTGACGTGGTTGGCATAGGGTTTATGATTGCAGATGCCATATTACATGCCAATCATGTGTTTAACATTCCGGAAACCTTACATGATATGCATGAGTTTTCTAACTATAATGACACCATTATAGATAGAATATATACATCCGAAGAGTCTTCTTTGAACACTTCCAAGGCTCTCATTAAGAGAGTATTGGATGGCAAGTATTATAAAGAGGTTCCAAAGGACAAAAAGTACGTCAATTTGCCGGTTCCGACACCTGAGGAACTGTTGAAACACAACACGAGCGGTAAGAGCATTACAACAGATGATTTTATCATTCATTCTTACAGGATGAACTATGGAAGGAAAACAAATCCGATTTATGATGTCACGTTTTATGACGGTATCGATAAGAGTAACATCAATACTTCCAAGATGGAGGATAGTGTTTTTATCCCTAGGGAGGCGGAAGAAAGGATAGTTCATTTCTATTCCAAATATGACAGGAAAGCCACCTATATCAAAAAGATGGTCAATTCTTGGCACAGTTCATATATCTCTGTTGGGAGGGAATAAAAAATTGATCTCGCCTTACGGTTCGCGCTGCGGCGCGTGCGCCTTACACGTAGGGCAAGCGCTCGCCTAATTTTCACAACAACAGATAAATCTGTTATCTATAAAAAATTGAAGGATTTCGGCTACGCCTTATCCTACGGGCTGCAAAAAATTGAAAAAAAAAATTGATGGTCACTACATTAACAGTGTACTTACCATACAATACGAGATGGCTGCTAACCCCACCACCCCCTCGCCCTTCATGCCTCACGGTGTCCAGGCGGACACTCCGTCAAAGGGTTTCCACCCTGGCAACCACCACTTCGAGGCTGTCCAGCCGGTCAACCTGGATGGTGCTTTCGAGGTTGTGAAGAACCCGGTGTTCGAGCCAGTGGTTAATCAGGTGCCCGAGGATGGTTATACCACTCCTTTCAACCCCATTCCCAAGGGCAGGACTCCAGCGGCTCCCAAGAAGGGTTCAACCCCTTATCACGGCGGCCATGGCAACGCCCCGGCTGCCATTCAGTTGTTCCCGGACAACTGAAGCCCCTTAAAGGAATGATTAGTCAAGTTATTATATAATGAAGCTATTCATTCCCCTGATATGTTATAACCATACGTGTCACACTTCTTTTATGATGTCCATGATGCGTCTGATCATGGTATTGAAGAACAGTAACATTGATGCCGTGGTATATCCCATTACTTTTGAAAGTCTTATCAGTCGGGCTCGTAATGCTGCAGTGGCACATTTTCTATCGGATGATAGTGCATCACATATTTTATTTATAGATTCCGATATTGAGTTCAAGCCGGAGGATGTGGCAAAACTAATTAACGCAAATAAGGAAATTGTTTGTGGGGCGTATCCACAAAAATGGTTAAACATAGATAAACTCAGGACAGGTAAACCGATCGAGGTGTGTACCAAGACATCATGTCATTTGATTGATAAGAAGATTGATCAGATTATGGAGTGTGAATATGTCACGACTGGGTTTTTATTGATTAGACGGGATGCGATAGAGAAGATGACGGAGAGATATAAGGAGCGCCAGTATAGGAATGATATAGATGGGTATATGGGTTCGAAGGAGGACAAGTTTTATGATTTGTTTCCGGTGACGATTCATCCGAAGACGAAACGATTTGAGAGTGAGGATTATGGATTCAGCAGGTTATGGCGGGAGATGGGAGGTCAATTGTTTGTTGTACCGGATATCACGTTGAAGCATTATGGATGGTATGGTTATACGGGTAATCTATATAATCAGCTGATGGAGTAGTTTGTAATCGAAAGTATCCGATTTTATTTTATTGTCTTCGAATATAATTTTGCTGACTATTTTCATGTATATTTGGATGTTGATATCTTTTTCGATGTTCGCGTGAAGGATCATTATTTTTTTTATTGCAGATGCTAACATATCACAACGCATTCGACAATCATTCACTATATCAGACCCGATCATAGGAATAAAACGCGGATAGTTTGTGAGCTTGTTCTGATCGTATACATAGGCTTGACTTGCGGGGGTGACATGTATTTGGACGATGTAATAGTCTTCTTTGTTATTGATGATCCAGACAATGTCTTGGAAGATTGTTTCGAGATTAGATTCATCGTTGATGGTTATTTTATAAAAACATTTACGAGGATTTCGTAGCGAGATGGTTATTTTGCACGTAATAAAGTCATTAAAGAATATATCACTAAACATTTATTATACTAATGGAGGTCATTAAAATAGATGATAATAATTATGCCGTCTATCAGAATGTCGATGGAGTACGAAAGTATTGTCAGTTTACGATACCCAGAAT